CGTTCCGTCGTCGTTCTGGACGCAGTCGCACATTTCGCTCTGGCGGTGAGGATTGCGGTGGTCGTAGGGTCTTCCACAGCATTCGCAGGTGTCTTCACTTACCACGCTGACGGTTTCGTCGTCGTCTTCTTCGTATTCTGTTGGGTTTTCTGGGTAAAGGCAATCACAGCACATTACCTTTCCGCCGACGAGGCGTTCGAGATGGCATTCAGTTTCGACTTGACCGCAGTCGGCACAAGCGAGTTTTGGGGCGATGATGGGGGCAACGAGTTCTTCGTAGTTTTTGCGTTCTCTTTCGGCGAAGATTGCTTCAATCTGGACGGCGGTCATTCCAGCATACTTACCTGTGGTGGCGACTTCTTCTTTGGGTTTGGTCTGGCGACGGCGACGGGGAGCACCTTGAAACTTACCTTTTTCTTCGTTGAACCATTTTCCGCACTTGTATTCTCCGCACTCGCATTCAAGAGTGGGCGAACCGCAGGGGAGGCAGTAGGTCTCGACGGGTTGAAAGTCTTGGTCGTCGTTGGGGTTGATACGGCATTTCACACCGCAGTCGTCGTATTGGTAGCGAACAACAACGGAGCAAGTCTGCTTGTTGTGTCCCTTCTGTTGGCAAATAGAGCAAGTCATCGTAATCGTAATCGGTTGTCTGTGGATAGCACACAGAAGTAAAAGCATTTCAATTTTTTTTGGATTGTGTGGGATTGGCAACATCATCAGGTTTCTCCCTCGCCCCCGCCCCGCCCCGCACCGCCCCGCCCCGCCACCACCACTACCCCCCCCGCATTCTGCTCTTGGATGACCCCCCTCTTGGATGACCCCTCATCCAGACCTACCCTCACCCAGAGCGGACTATCTATTTGACCGTCCCTGAATGACCCTGACCCCCTCTGGATGACCCCCCGCTTGGATGACCCCTCATCCAGAACACCCCTCATCCAGAGCGGTCGGTGGGGGGGGGGTAGTGGTGGGTGGTGGTGGTGGCGGTGCGTCCAAAAAAAATTGAAATCCTTTTACTCATATGTGCCAAGACATACAGACAACAGACAACGATGAGCGGATTTACAACTACGAACAGAAAGGACTACTACGACATTTTGGCGATGGACTTGCCAGAAGTTATGGTGGGGCACTTTTGGGTGGTGCGAGATGGACGCGTGATTGACCCGAAGTTCCCCGAACACAGACAAATACAAAAACAAAACCGACTTCAAGATGTTTCCTGCCACCTTCCCGCCCCTGAAATGACGCAGAAAATAATGATTGCGTCGCACATCAAGAAGGCGAAGAATGTGTTTGGCGAGAACTACGCAGGTCATTTTCGGCGGATTTTCGACGACCGCCCCTACTTTGGAATGTGCTTCTTCAACGCCGTTATGGAACAACGCAAAAACGGCGGTGAGATTGTGTTCGGTTCGATGGGGTGGTTGCGTGATGACGACACGGAGTTTTACGAATACGGAGGTAAGGAGTTTCAAATTGTCGCTGACTTTACAGGAAAGACGGATTGCTACAAGAAGGCGTGTATGGAGGAGTTGTGTCGCGACCCGAAGTTCGCGTCGAACTTTGAAAGAAGACGCGAACAATCATTTACGGGAGTGAGGATGTAAGACGACCCGAAGATGAAATACAGGACAGGGGCGTCCTTTTTTTTAATCAAAAGATAAGACGAATGGAAATTAATAATAAAAACAAAAGGACAATAAGGAATATAAACGAGTAAAATGACAACAAGAGGTAATTTGACTTCTGCCGACCCCTACAATTTATACTACGACATTAATGTTGTGAGTGATTACAACCCGACATTAGTGGGGACGACTGCCCCACCCCTGACCTTCAACGAGATTAGACAGAACCCTATCATTAAGTATCCAGAGGATTACCTGTTGTCGGTTGTGCGTTTCAGTATCGAGACCCCTACCCTGCCGATTTTCATTCCGCAGGTATTACTGGGTCAAGCGAACCCGAATAAACTGATTTATGCTTGGGGTATGAGTGTGACGGACTATTCAGCGGTGGGGTCGCCGACATATTATCTTCCAGCACAAGAGAACTGGATTTATATACCAGATGACCTTACAATCCCCCCTCCGTCTGGTGCTTTGACATTTCAGGATTTAACTACGGAGTATTACTATGTAAATGAGTTTTCGCTGATACTTCAATATGCGAATAATGCGTTGAAGGCGGCGTTTGATAATTTCAACACCTATTTAACTGGTATTGGACAGGATGCGTTAGGCACAAGGGCACTCACACCGTCGAACATCGCACAGAACTATTGTCCGCAGATGACCTATGACCCTCGAGGCGAGTTATTTTCGTTGAGTTTTCCCCTTGCCCCGCCATTATTAGCAGGGTCAGCACCCCCTTACTCCTACGACACTTACGACCAGAACCTCGCAAATACCGCTGGTTTTACAGGACGAGTGATTAAGTTGTATATGAATACCCCCTTATCAAATCTGTTGAACTCGTTTCCTACGGTGTTTCAAGGCAATACCCAGTTTAATTTAACGACAGGAACAGAGGATATGATTGTTGTATATAACAACCAGTTTCAAAACACAACTGGAGGAAGCAGACCATCATACCCCCTAATTCAGGGGGCATCATCGGTGACGCCAATCCCGCAAATTATAGTCCCGCAGGAGCATTCAACGACTATTTTATTTTCGCCCATATCGGCACTTGTATTTTCGACATCGCTCCTGCCAGTTCAAAATACCCTATTATCAAAACCAGCGATTTTCAATTTTTACGACGGCGTGACCAGTAGTAATTTGCGTTCATCGGGTAATAACAACGTGACAGCACCAGTTTTGACTGATTTTGAATTACAAGGTGCGACAGGCACGAGTTCGCAGACGAGGATTACATATGTGCCGACGGCGGAGTATCGTATGTTGGATTTGCGTGGCACTACCCCTGTGAATGCGGTGGAGGTTTCGGTGTTTTGGAAGGACAAGTTCAGCGGATTACATCGGTTCAATTTGGCGGCGGGTTGTGCGGCGTCCATTAAAATCCTGTTTCGCCGAAAGGACTTCTATAATGCGACAGTTGATTAAACCAAAATCTCTCGGCGAATAATATTACAACTGAAATTATATATAAAAACAAAGTTATACTATTATTCATAAAATCGATTACAAATGAGTTCAGCAGATTTTCGCAAAGTGCTCGTGGAGGACGCTCGTATGAGGGTGACCGACAGTCTCCCTTTTGGCGTTGTTAAATCAGGGCAGAATGTTACGACCCAGATTTATCCTGCTACTTCGGCGAGTGCTTCTTCGCAAACTTATTCAATCCAGACGCCGAGTGAGGTGACCCTTCTCGACCGCAATATCGTTTGGCAATCTACTTATGAACTTGAAATTAGAGGCACTCCCGCCGCTGGTGAGTTTTTGGTTGATTTAGGCAACCGTGATGCTCTTGCTCCCCTGCCCCTTCATATGTCCGCCACTACCCTTCAGGTTCAGGTGAATAACAACAGCGTTTCGGTGAATATTCGTGATGTGTTGCCCCAGTTGCTTCGTATGTATGGTGATGACCGTGCTCTTGCTCGTTGGAACGGTATTGCTCCTCTTGCTCCTGATACTTACCGCAATTATACCGACCAGATTGGTTCGAATAACAACAGCAACGGTTCTTTTACACAGACTGCCGATAATTCTCTTGTGTCTCGTGGCACTTACAGTATCGACTTTCTTCAAGAGACTACCCCTGCTACTGCCGCAAGAAATCAACAGACGGTCGGTGATGGAACTCTTCGTGTTGTGCGTCTTCGTTTCACTTCATTTGAACCCTTGTTTTTGTCTCCCTTTCACTTCGCCAATCTCTCGGCGAACCAGATGGCGATTTACGGTGTGAGCAACTTGAACTTCATTTTCAACATAGCGGCAGATGCGAAGCGTTTGTGGCGTTGCGGTGCGACAGAGGCGGCAATTCAAGGATACAGCGTTTCGATTGCTGCGGTTAGTGGTTCTCGGTTGATTTTCCAGATGCTTACCCCTCACCCTTCTCAAATCCTCCCCTCGAAAAATGTAGTCGATTATGTTGATTTTCCTCGTTATTTAACTACATTCAATAATACTATTGCCGCCGCCGCTGTGAATGCTACGAATGAGTTAGTTCCTACTACACTCGAGTTTCCCAGCAATAACATCCAGTTAAATCAAGTCCCCGATATGTTGGTGATTTGTGCGAGAAAACCGATGTCCCAGCAGACGAACCGTGATGCCGATTGCTTCTTACCCATTACGAAGATTTCTATCAACTGGAATAACCAGTCTGGTCTTTTGGCGAACGCCACACAGGATACTTTGTATCGTATGTCCGCTAAATCCACGAACCAGACTTGGCAGGAGTTTCGAGGGTATGCTAATAAATATATCCCCCCTGTTGGTGCTGGTTATAACACTCGTCTTCAGCAAGTCCTTACTTCAGGGTCTATTCTTGCTTTGCGTTTTGGACAGGATATCCCTATTGTAGAGGAGTTCTACGCGGCAGGGTCGCTGGGTAGTTTCAATTTACAGTTCAACGTTACACTACAGAATTACACTCTTGAAGACCAACCCGTCGAACTGGTATTGATGTGTGTTAATTCTGGTTTGTTTATTACATCGCAGGGTGTCAGTTCCACTTACACGGGTATTCTCACGAAGAGTGATGTCCTCGCCGCGAGTGAAATGAAACCCGTGAGTGAGCGTCATTTGCGTCTGGTGGGTGGTGTCGAAAGTTCCGCCGTCACTGGTGTTGCTGATGTTGCCCCGAAAGCACAGGAGGCAATTCTGGACGCCGTGAGTGCCGCGAAAGGAGCACTCGGTAAAGGTAATGATGGCATCGGCGGTCGTATGAAACTTGCTTCCCGATGCTGAATTATGAGATAATTACATAATAGCGATAAAATCAGTATAAGACATAAAAACAATTCTTATACTAATTTATAACTGAAAATGGATACGGCATATAACCGACGGATTGCTTCGATTAATGATGCGATAATGGAACGGGCGGCGAGACACGCTCCCGCCAATTTTGTAGGAAGGGGTTTTGGAAGCGACAGCGGAATTGATACTCAATACAACGATGTAATGAGGGGTGCTGCGAACCATCCCCGAGCACTTTCACAAGCGGAAAAGGAGTATCGTATGGAAGGTAGTGCGGCGGCGTTTGGGGGTAGTTTTCTCGATGACATCGGTCAGGCATTTCGATACACCCCTCTTGGAATGGCGAATGATGCCATTCAGGGGCGGGATACGGTTTTGAGTGGGCGAGGAAAACTCACAATCACTCACGGAGGGGCGGGGTATGGTGGTGCTGGGTATGGTGGTGCTGGGTATGGTGGTGCTGGGTATGGTGGTGCGTCGGCGACTGATGTTGGAGTGACGATGCCTTATCGAGAAGTGCCGTATGCTGGTGTGGTAGATAAGGCGTTGTCTGTTAGGGGGTCTGCTGCCCCGAAGTTTCCTTTGGAAACGAAAGTCCAAGTTGGTAATAGTGATGGTAGTGGAAAACCACAGGTGGAGGCGGCGTGGTATGAGAACTTCGATGATTTTAAGAGTGGGCGAAACCGTATGAAAGACAGTAAGAAGGTGGGTAGGATGACGAAAGACCCTGAACTGTTAGCGTCAGGTGGGCGTGATTTTACGAAAGAAGAGTTGGAGTTTGTTCAAGACCTATTGAGTAAGAGTGGTGCTGGTTTTTATGGTGGAGCGTGGTATAATAACTGGGATGATTTTACGGAGGCGATTAGTGAGGCGTATGATACCGTAAAGGGTGTGTGGGAAGATTACATAAAACCAGTTCTGGATGTGGTTGGAACTCCTTTGAAGGAGGCGTTGATTGATAGTGGAAACCCGTATGGTGAGGCGGCGGGTGGTGTGTTGGAGTTGTTGGGTTATGGTCAAAATGGAGTATCGGGTGGAATGTATGGTGCTCCGTCTGGAATGTCTGGTGGAATGTATGGTGCTCCATCGGGAATGTCGGGTGGGATGTATGGTGCTCCGTCGGGAATGTCTGGTGGTCGGGCGGGAGTGTCTGGTGGTCGTTTGGTGAAGGGTTCGCCCGAAGCAAAGGCATATATGGCGTCAATTCGTGCGAAGCGTGGTTCGAAGGGGGGTAATATGTCGATGGGAATGGGAATTGGTGGAATGAAGGGGTGTGGTGAGGGTGTGTTTGCGGATGCGAAACCGATTGCCGCTAATTCTCTCGGTTTTTCGCCGAAGTTGGAGGTGGAGCAGTTGAACTCGGCGACTGGTTCGACTTCGTATGGGGATATGCCGACGAGTAATCCAGTAGGGTCAGGTATAGGTGGAAGGAAGAGGAAAATCGTGCCAAAAAACAGTAGGGGGGTCTCGTCCGCCCCGACAAAAATGGGCGAACTGGAGGGCGGAATAACTTATCAAGACATTCTTGCTCTGGGTCGAAGGGGGTTAGACAATATTCTCATACCTGCGGCGACGGCGTTTGCGAATGCGATTGTGAGTGGTGTGGTTGTTGCCCCTTCGGCGGTGATGACGGCGGCGAGAACTTTGAAGGCGGGGTATAACCATCAAGCATTTCAAGTTCTATTGAGATTTGCGAAGGACAACGCCAAACTATTTGTGCCGTTTTTACCTACGACATATGCGGTTGGGGCGACAGCGTTGCTTCTGTTGAAAGCGTATTTTGATACTCCTGATGTCCCTGTTGCTCCTCCTCCTCCTCGACCTCCCACTCCTGCGATGCGAGATGAGGATGATGTTGTCGTTGTTGGGCACGGTGGTAAGAAGGGGGGGAGGAATTGGTGGGACGGTATGACTAAAGATGATTGGGCGAAATACTTGGGGGAGATGGGGGACGCACCTAAACCTGTAGAGGACGCAATTAAACCTGTTGTTGGCATTAGACCTGCTGTTATTGAGCAAGGCAACCCCTACGGTAATATGTCAAAGGAAGAAAGTGATAAGATGATGAGAGATATGGGATATGGTAAGAAGGGGGGTCGTAAAATCTCTCGAAAGACGAATATGAAAGAGCGTGAGGGACTGCTGGTGAGTGGGGATAATTCGATGGGAGCGATAGTTGCGGAGCGTGGTTATTCAGCGAAGGCACAGAAGAAGTCGGGTGCGGTGGATGAGGTCGCCTCACAGAATATATGGGATGGAACACAGATGGAGAATACCACAGGACGGTCGGCAAAGAAGATAAATAACCTTATTTTGAACGGAGTGACGAAGGGTGTTAGTCAGGGAGGGGCGATGTCGGGAGGGGCACATCCATTAACCCAGACGAATAATTTACACGCTGTTTTTGGTGGTAGTGCGATGATGAAAATGAAGAGTGAGTATAGTGGAAGGGGGCAACACGGCGGAAAGTCTGCGTATAATGCGTTTGTGAGTAAGACTATGAAGGAGAAAGGTATGAAATTGGCGGAGGCGGTGAAATACATAAAGGCAAACGGACTTTATAAGAAATGAATATGAAATTAATAATAAAAACAAAAGGAGAATTACGAATATAAACGATTGAGTGAAAATGGCAAATCGGCACAGAGGCACGGATACAGATAGAGCGATGCGTAGCAGACAGGTTGCGGAGGCGTTGGGGGAGGACGCACGGGCATCACAGAAGGCATTTTTACTGAACTTTCCTTTTGTTCAGCAGAACAAGGAGGAGTTTTTGAGACCTGATGAACTCGACCGTAAGACTGCGTTTGAGTTGGCGGGGTTTTTGGATAAGATGGCATCGTCATTATCACAGGCGGTTTCAGCGATGGCGATACCAGCGGAGGCGGGTAAATTGACGCAGGGTATAAGTGAATATCTCTCGGCGTATAATCGTGCGACGGCGTATGTGCGGTTGTATGGCACGAGTGGTAAGTTGAGTTCGAGAGAAGAACAGGCGATACAGATGAAGTTTGATAGTGTAAAACCGAGTTTGGAGCAGATATTAAACGCTCACGCGGCGGGGACACCTATTCCAGAGTTTCGTGCGGTATTGGAGAGTTATGATAATATCAGTAATAATGACTTGCGACCAGTTTCATTTTCACCCCCGATAAATATTCCTCAACCCCCTCAACCAGCAGGACAGCAAGGACAACCAGCATTACCAATTCCCCCTATTGTTGGACAGAATGTTCCAAGACAACAACTACCAGCAGGACAACCAATACCACCCGTTGTTCAACCAGCACCACAAGCACCACCGCCACCACAACCACCCGTGATGCCTCAATTTGTTATGCCTCTCCCCTTATTAGTGGCAGCGAACGCACCACAGTTGAACGCGTGGTTAAACGCGAACCCACAAGCGGGAGTTAATAATCAAGCAGACAGGCGTCAGTTTTATCGGCGAGAACTTGCGAGACTTCGCGACTATAATAGGGATTTGGCACAATATCAAGCAGATTTGGCGGCATATCAACAGCAATTTCCAGCAGTAGGAGCACCAGCACAACAAGCACCAGTAGCACCCCAGCAACCAGACCCCGCCGACCAAAGACAACAGGCATTAAATAGGGCGGATACAAACTTAATTCGTGAGTTGGAAGGAAACCGATTAGCAGTAGCGGCGGCAGAGGCAGCATTACAGGCACGACCGAGAAATAGAGACCTTATGGACGCTCTCAACACAGCACAGAGAAAGTTTCGTCGTGCGGAGGAGAGGGCAGTTCGAGCGGGTGTTGCGAATATACCGTATGACCCGACGATGGGAGCACCGAAACCCCCTCGTGTTGGTGATGGAGCGTATGGAGGTGTATCGGCAGATATGGCGGGAATGGACGATGAGTATATGGATTTGGAATTACATCACGGTTTTCAGGATAGAGGAAACTGGTCTGGAATGATGAAGGCATTACAGGGAATGCCGACTAATCCGTATGGTGCGGGTATAGAGAGGGAGGAGGGTGAGGAGATGCCGTATGGAACTTTTGGAAGTGCGAAGCGTGTTGCGTTTTTGCCCGATGCTGATTATGTGAGCGACGAGCAGGAGCAGGACGAGGCGGATGAGGATGCGGATATGTATGACCGAGAGATTTCGGGAAGACAGCAGTTGGACGATGATGCGGAGAAGATACAGGCAACTCGTCTTCAAAAGGAGTTGAAGACTGCGAAGGGTAGTGCGAGGAATATGAGGGATATGTTGGATAAGTTGAGGGGTAAAATCAAGTGTAGGTAATCTTTTCTTTTGATAAAAAAAAAGGGGTCTTACCCTGCCCCATAGTAGTAGTTCGTCTCAAAGATTTACTGTTTCTTTGAGAGGAACTTTTGCCGTTCGAGTTCTTTTTGTTTGAGTTTTTCAGCGTGGCGTTTTTCTGCCTCCTTTGCGAGTTTTTCTGCCTCCTTGCGGTCAGCGATTTTTTGATTTTTGAGTGCGACTTCGCGGTTGAGTTCGCGGAGTTTGCGGATTTTTTCGAGGTCGGCATCGACTTTGGCGACTGCTTCGACGAGGGAGGCACGGGCGAGTTTGAGTGCTTTTTCTTCTTCGTGGCGTTTGCGGTCGAGTTCGCGTTGTTCTTCACGCTGACGCTGTTTCTTTTCTTTGCGTTCTTGCTCCTTGCGTTGCTGTTCTTTTTTGGCGAGTTTTTGACCGAACTTTTCTTCCCAGACTTGGTCGATGAAGAGTTGGTCTTTGTCGAATGACCTTTGGCGGATTGCGTAGCAACGACCCCCCTTTCCAGAAGAACAATCGCCAGACTGTTTGTAGATTGGAGCACCTTGAGCGAATGCGATGGCGATTTCATCACCATCAATATTGCGGTCGTCTTCAAGGCGAAACATACCGCGTATTTGGTTGTCATCGTCGCGAAAGATGTGAGATTTGACAGTCAGTTTGCGTTGCCTGTCGGGAAACATATCGCAGATGTGATGAAACACCCCTTCGACGCGGTCTTCAAGCAACCAGAAGTCGGGAATGATTTTGTCGCTCACGGGGACTTGGAGGGATGCCTGAACGCAAGTCATCCAAGAATAGCAGAATTGTTTCATATCCGCGAGACTGCCTTGTTGGTTGGCGATGAATGTGCCGAAAGTCGGTTCGATGAGGAACTGTTTTTTCTTGTCGTTTTGATAGGATGTGCGAGTGCGAAAGAATGATTGGATGAGACAAGCGTAGTAGAGATGTTTTTCTGGATTGGAGAAGAGGGAAGTGTCAGCAACAAACAGAGAATAAGTCATACCTGCGACTGGTGCTTGGAGATGGAAGTGTGGGGTTTTGAGGGTTGCGACTGCTTTGCGGTTTTGTTTTTCGATGATTTCGACCCCTTCGGCGAAGTCCTTGTCGCCGATGAGAAGTTCAGCGAAAAGGTCGCACTCATCACAGCAACCAGAGGCGTTGCGTGTTATTCCAGATTTGAAGCAGAGGACACAGGTGTCGATGGGGTATTGACCGAGACGCTCCAGAAGAATACAGGAAGACTTGGATGCGAGACCAGTAGCGGAGAGAACGGCGGACGCAATAGCGGAAAACATCGTAGAGTAGTTGGGGTTGTCTTGATTGACTGAATGAGTAAAATCATTTCAATTTTTTTTGGATTGTGTGAGCGTAGGCACATCATACAATTCCTCCTCCGCCCCGCCCCCCGCACCACCACCGCCACCACCGCCCCCCACTACCCCCCCCCGCCG